ATCGGCTCCTCGCAGGCGCAGATCCCGCCGGCGCCGCCGATTACCGATCAGGTTGTCACAATAAACGATGTTACGTCGACGCCGTCAGCGCCTTTCAGCGCCAAAACACACGTCGTGCGACTGATCTGCGACGAGGGTTGCTCAATAGCTTTTGGCTCGTCACCGGCAACGGTGAATAACTACCTCCTACAGCAGGGCGTTGCAGTCGCTTTTGGCGTGTCCCCCGGAGATAGTGTAGCGGTCATAGGAAATCCAGCAGGCGACACGGGCGGGTCCGTCGTCGGAACGGTCACCATCGACCAGAGCAATCCGGGCGCGACCAACGGCGTCTCACCGCAAATTGCCGGCAGCACCTATTCCTTCGGATCGGGCCTGACTGACGCTGGCACCCAACGCACGACGCAGGCGAGCGACAGTCCGGTGGTGGTTGGCGTCGGCGCACCCGCTGACGCGGCCTGGACAACGGGCAACGGATCCCTCGTCGCTACCACGAAAGCGATCGACCGTGACATTAAGAACGGCACTGTCACGCTCGGCCAGGCCACTATGGCCAATAGCATTCCGGTGACGCAGGCGAGCGATCAGAGTTATGGCACAACCTATTTCTTGCAGCCGACGGCATCGACTAACGCCCTTCAAGTCAAGGGATCGCCCGGCGTAGTTCATTGGGTTCTGGTCGAGAATAACAGCGCGACGGTCAACTATTTGCGGTTCTATAACGTTACTGGTACTCCGACCTGCTCATCAGCGACCAGTCTGATAACGCAGATTCAGATACCGGCCTCGGTCAACGTCGGCGGCGTCAACGCCCCGCTAATCCTCGGCATTCCGTTCTCGACCGGCATCGGTATCTGCGTGACATCGGGCTATGCTACCACTGACGTGACCAACGCCACCGCCTCGGCCATGTCACTGACAATCGGCTACAACTGAATGAAGAATCGCCTGAATCGCCGACGGTTTCTCAAGGGCGCCGCGAGCCTGCCTATTCTAGCAGCATCGCGGGCTCGCGCGGACAATCTGCTCGGCCTGATTGGCGATGGCTTGTGGAATCCATCGTACCTTACTGGCATTTGTGGGGCATGGTCGGTCAATCAGGTCATTCTGAACGGTTCAACCGTTGCCGCCATCAAGCCGTATGGCCCCTACTGGATGACCAACGCAGAGGGAAATCCGACCGGCTCCACCACTCTGCCAGCCCTGTCCGGTGGCAGGATCGTCTTCGATGCCACCCGCACGTTCCTGGAATCCAATGAGGTAACCAACAGCTACACGTCTGCGGTGACGCTGCCGGATGGCGCGAGTGGTTCGACGAGCGGCAAGGGGTTCACCTGCACGGGACTCGCGCTCGATGCCACCGATGGTACATGGTGGGCGGGAAACTACGGCAAACCGCAGCAATCAACCGCCGGATCCACGACGTTCGCCTCATCGATCGTGCATCTTTCGGCTGATTTTAAGACGTTCCTCAGCGAGATCACGTTTGCCTCGCTCGGCTTGAGCATGACTACGGCACACGGTGGCCCGCAGGGCGTGGCCTTCGACACGTCTGACAACACGTTGTGGGCCGCGTCGCCAGAGTTCAACGCCATTTATCACATCACTCGGGGCGGTTCACTAAGTGCTACGCTGTCGTCCAAGACTGGTGCCAATGGGCTGTGCTACGACCCTGTGGCGGATCAGTTGTACTGGAACGTGGGGGAGAATGATTACCCAGTATTCCAGAAGATTAACAAGGCGGGGACGAATCAATCGTCGTTCCAGGCGCAGATATGGTACTCTGATCATTGCTTTATTGACTCCGGTGATCCAGGGTTTTTGTGGGCCAGCGGCGGCGGCGATGGTGTCAACGACATTATCAGGAAATTCAACACTTCAACGGTCGCAACCGCAACCACAGAGATAGTAACCGATTGCCAGGCTATAGAGGGGATATATATCTCCGGATCTACGATGAACGTCTGCAGTGACGGATATTATCATAATGGTACTTTGAATCAGATACTAACCTATCAATTGCTTGCCGGTGGCCCGACCTTCTTCAATGTCGGCACCCGTTACCAGATGTTCGGCATTGCCAGCATTCCTGGCTCGCCTGGTTCGACCGGCGCGCTGATCAGCGCGGGTGAGCCAGCGAGCACCACCAGCCAAAAGGGGGCTGGGCTGTTCTTTCCGAGCGGATCAACGACATCGCTGCGCTTCACGACAGCAAACGTCGCAGCAGCTACGTGGACCGGCCTGACCACGACAACGGAATTTTTGTTTTTTTTGGACGTCGACACAGTCGGCAAGACGGCGCAGCTCTGGATCAATGGCGTCGATCAGGGATCGGTCGATATCACCGCAGCATCGCCCGCCGCTCCCGGAGTGGTGCAGATCATGCTCGGCTCAGCCTCCAGACTCCACAATGGCGGTAACGCTTCGTTCTACTTCAGCGCTGCGCACATCGCCAATGCCGGCTTGGCTAACAACGCGCAGGCCAACCAAGCGCAGATCGAAGGATGGTGTGCCTGGGATGTCGGACAGCAGGCTCTCCTTCCCAATGGACACGCATACAAGAATAATCCGCCAATGGTCTGAGGATGAGATCAATGCGAACTGTTCTGATTGCCGCCTTCGTCCTGCTTGGCTCGATCATTGGGGTCGATGCCGGTTTCTTCATGCTGGCGAAAGGTCCCGACCTTCAGATAACCGGGACGCCTATCACCACAGGCACTCTCTTTGTTGTCATGACAAACTGGACCGCGGTGGCGGCTAACGGAAAGACCCCATATGTTTTCAGCGACAAAACTGGAGCGTTGCCAGCCGGCATTACTGTCAACTCTTCCACTGGTGTTGTCGGCGGAGCGCCGACTGTCGCTGGAACCTATCCGAACATCATTATCGAGGTGACAGACAACTCCGGCGCTACTGCCGATCTTGCGCCCTATACGCTATCCATCACGCCTACTGGCGTTGGTGTGCTCAGCCCAAGCGCCAATTGGGATCGCACGCTCGCTTACGGTGACCAGTTCGTTCCCGATCTCCCTGGTCAGCCAGGTGTGAAGGCTACATCAGTCAGCACCAGCACAGGGCTATGCGCGACCGTGCCGAACGGTAGCGGCTTCAGCGAGTGCGCCATTGGCAATTGGGACACCTACAACAGCTTGGTTGTGGATGCCAGCAATACACCAGTTTCCGTCACGGTTGGTGCAGCTATTGGTGATCGCGCCTGGATCGACCATGTCACTTGCTACCTAGAGGGCGGCGCTATCACCATCCTTAATCAGAAAAAGAACCCCACCACCGGCTCCGGCGGCTGGACGTTCCAGGTTGCCGGCAACGCCACCACGCCTAAGGAGGGTGAGGCGAGGCTGGTCTGCGACATGGTGCCGGTCAACGGGAACACTCGCCGGCTCTCCATCAACATCTGGATCAACGATAACGCCGCTGGCACTGGCTATGTGAATCGCACGGCTACGCCGATGTACGTCAACCCGACCGCCAACAGCATCACGGATGGTAGTAACACGGCAGCGGCGGGGGTCGATCCGCGTGCGGGCAACTTCAAGTGTAATGCCGGCGGCGCAGATGCGCATCTGTTGACGAACGACGGCCTCCACGTCACGTTCGACTGCGCCGTCAATATGGACCCGACCAGCGCACTGCCGATCATCAATATCAGTGGCGGCGCCGGCTCGATGAGCCAGCCAGATTGTACACTGACGCCGAGTGCCGCAAACGGGCGTGGCATAAACGGGTGCTACAACGGAACGACCTCGCTGACATTGGGCCGAGCTGTCCCCCAGGAAGCCTCGCCGGGTGTGACTTGGTCAAACAATGTCGCCTGCAGCACGGGAGGCACCCTGGCGCACCCGTTCCTGACCCTCGGAACAGCGGCGAACTGCATGAGCAGCAGCACGCAGGTCGGTGGCACGATCTACGTGCCGGATGGCACGACGCTGTACGAGATGGCCAATCGGGTGTGCGTCGGCGGTAGCTGCAAGGGCAACTCAATGCCCTATCAGGTGCTCGCCTGTATAGATTTCCCAACCTGCTCGAACCCCACCGGCAGCTACACCATCAGCATCGACACGCCGAACCGTTCGATCATGAATCTGTTAGCGTCGAATGTGTACTTCAAGAATGCACATTTCGACATGGGTCGGATCACCGAGCTTAAGGGCTGCAATGGTGGTGCCTGTAATATTACGGCTGGGGAAAGTGTCGCTTGTCAGAGCTGCACCTTCGATGATCCCAACGGGGCGGGAGGCCCAGATCATAGTGGCTACTGGAATGGAAATGGCGCGACGACGCAAATGATCTCGCCGCAGTGGGGTGGGGCGAACTGGTATCTGTTGGATAGCGAGCTGAGCACGATCAATGCAGTCGGGCCTTATCTGTTCCGCAACACCACGGGGCAGATAACCTGGGACGTGTCGAACATCTCTGGGACGTATGGCATCAGGATGTTCAACTTCGATGCCAGTGTGCCGCTATATTCCTTCGGGGCCGCTTCCCCGGTTTATCTTCCGATGAGGCAACGGGTTCATTACGACAAAGCGCTGACCATTCATAACATCGCGTACAATGGAACAGACACTACGTTCAATTCGCCGGCTGTGCTGGGAACGCCGCCGGCCTTTGCAGATGATCTGGAGATAGTGTCCTCGCAGGCCGGTCCTCCGCCAGGGACGCTTTACAAAGACCCAGCCAACGTCATCATCGTTACCACCTGGAACGTGTGCAACACCAATCCGACCTGTAATTACGGCCCCGCACCAGATAATGCGGTCCCCATCGGGTACTGCCCGTACAACAGTGGTCTTGGCTGCACAGTGACAGTTCACAACCGTAACCTGATCGCCGATGGCGTGACAAACGGCGATCAGGTTACGATCTGGGAGCCGGCCCACCCGGATGCCTTGCAGTTCATCGAGCAGCCCTCCTCGACTGCGGTCAAAACCAGCAACATCTACATGCAGCGGTTCCGTATGCTGGGCGACCAGCAGGAGATGTTCAATCAGGGTAGCGGCTTCCAGTCGAACGGTACGATAATGACAGATGGCACGGGGGTAGCGACGCTATCCAGTCCCACGGATTTTACCAACATCCAGCCGGGGCAGGGGATCAAAATCCTCGGGGGTACGCGCTGCGATGGATCGGGGGCCTGCACCAATGGGCAGAACCAGTTCCAGTACCGGGAGATACTGACCAAGTGCTCGTCGGGCTTCTTCACTGACGTGTACGGGCACTCCAATGGCACCGCCTGTAGCGGCAACACGCTACAGCTTGAGTCCGATTTCAGCCCGAATATCATCTCGGGCCTGTCGTTCGGGCAGAACGTCTCCGCCAAGGATGTGGCCTGTGTCGCCTGTCGGATTGGTGGTAGGAACGCTGAATATGCCCTCAAGGGGCAGATGCAGAACCATGCCAATAACTGGCTGTTTCTGCAAAGCAGCATCGTCAAGGGCGGAACGCCGACAAGCCTATTCCGTCAGGCCTCCGTGACCTGTCCCGGCAAAATCAATTCCAGTCTCACTGGCGGCAATCAGTGCTCCATCCAGAGTATGCGGGATTTCGTGATCTTCGACAGCGTGTTCGAGGGGCTGCATACCGAGACGTACAGCAGTACGGGTCACCCGTTGTGGACCGACACCCACCAGATGACCGACTACAACTTCGACAACAATCACTGGCTCAACACCAGTGATGGAACACGCACGCAGAATCCAGGCACCAACCAGAGCTGCCCTGCCGCCGGAGTCAGCTGTCCGAACGGCAACTACGACGTTGCCATCACAGACACCTCGTACAGGCCTGATGCCAACCTTGTCCACACGATGACTGGGACAGTAGGTAATCCCAATGTGGCGGATGGCACGCCGATGTTCCCGTGGGATGCTGATGGCACCGCGATTGCATCAGGCGCCGTCGTTGGCGCAATGCAGCCGCTCGCGACGGCGCAGTGGGACACTGTCAAGGTCGGCGGCGGTGGCTGGGTGACTGGAATCGAAATCGCGGCTGATGGCACCAAAGCCACCCGGACGGATACCTACGGCGGTTACTACTGGACCGGCACTGCCTGGACGCAGCTCGTGACGAAGTCATCGATGCCAGCAGGTGATTTCGGCTTCGATAGCAACGGGGATAGCCTGTCCGGTGGCGGCATCTACGAGATCGCGATTGCTCCATCGAACACCAGCCACTTCTACATGATCTACAACGGCTATGTGTTTAGCTCCACCAACCATGGTGGCACCTGGACCCGCGCCAGTCCCGCGCAGCAAACCGACCTCGATCCTAACAGCAGCTTCCGCTGGTATGGCGTGCACTTGGCCGTCGACCCGAACAACGAGAACATCGTCTACGCTGGCGAGGCGACACACGGGCTGTTCAAAAGCTCAAATGCCGGCTCGTCGTGGAGTTCGGTTGGCTCTGTGGCGGCATCTGCCGATGCCAAGGGCATAGCCATCGCCTTCGATCCGAACAGCACCCATCCCGGTAATGTGACGCAGGGTATCTATGTCTGCTCTAACGGCACGGGCGTGTATCACTCTACCGATGGCGGCTCGACCTGGACCTTGACGTCGAGCGGCCCGACAAGTTGCCAGGACATGATTGTGACCTCGGCTGGTGTCGTGTGGCTATGCGCTGATAATGGGAGCAACCACACCTGGAAGTACACAGGCACTTGGTCGAACATTAATACCGGCAGTCAGACGGCGCGCGGTCAAACCGTGCAGGTGGTCGGCAGCAATGTCTACGTTGCCATCGACGGTACGCAGTTGATGATCTCGACCAACGGCGGCAGCACTTGGACAGATCCGAACTTCAACGATACCTTTACGTCGGCCGATGTACCGTGGCTGGGAGTTACGAGATTCCTCCCATACGGCGTTGTTGGCCGTATGAGGTGGGACCCAATCGCTTCCAGGCTGTATGAGTCTGAGGGCATCGGTGTCATGTACACAACGGCGCCGGCCGCCACTACGTCTTGGCAGGATCAGACCGCCGGCATCGAGAACATGGTCGGGGTCAAGCTTGTCAGCTCGCCGGATGGCAGCTTGAATACTGTCGAATATGACCGACCGACGTTCCATATCATCAGCCCGACGACGTATCCAACCACTCAAGGGCCGAACAACAACGCCACGGCTAGCTCAGTTCTCGCCGGCTGGGATGAGGACTATGCCACGACCAACACCAGCTACCTGGCTCTCTACGCCAATTGGCAGGGCATCGATGTCAGCGCCTACTCGAACAACGGCGGCTCGACATGGACACTGTTCCCCTCGCACCCGAGCCTGACTGGCACGGTCACTGGTGAGGGATCGATGGCGGTTAGCACGCCAACGAACAGTGTCATTGCGCAGAGTTTCGGGACAGCTGGTGGTGGCACCGCCGGGACTATGTACTACACCACCGATAACGGATCATCCTGGCACATATCCGCCGTCAGTGGTGGCAATGGCGGCTGGGGCGGGGCAGGGAATATCCTGCTCAACCGGCACATTGTCTGCGCAGATAGGGTCACCAGCGGGACTTTCTACGCCTACGGCGGGACGACGAAGGGTGTTTACAAATCCACTGATGGCGGCATCAACTGGAGCCGGGTCCACACCGGGGCGCTGAACATCTACGATGGGTTCAACGCCATCATGAGGTGCGTGCCGGGGAACGCCGGGAACCTGTTCTGGACCGCTGGAGGTGTCGGCGGCTCGACCTCAGGCAGCTTCTACCGCTCGACGGACGGTGGGGCGACCTGGACGGCGCTGCCGAATGTGCTGGAGGTCTACGCCTTCGGCTTCGGTGCGCCTTCGACTCCCGGTGCATATCCGGCGGTCTATATCTTTGGCTGGGTGTCGGGAGTGCCTGGTATCTATCGATCGGACAACGCCGATCAGGCAACGCCAACCTGGACCCAGCTCGGGTCGGACGCCTTTCCGTTAGGGTCCAATGACCTGATCACCTGGGTGGAGGGTGATGCCACTACCTTCAACAGGGCGTACGTCAGCTTCCGTGGATCGAGCTTCGCCTACTGGCACTAAAGGAGGTCACCCATGATTCGCGTCTGTCTCGCTCTGCTGCTACTCGCCGCCATTGGTAGTTCGGCAAGCGCCGCCACGTTGACCCTGCCGACGATCACCATCGTCAATCCGCCGTCGCCATCGGTGTCGATCACCTGCGTGCAGGTATCGCCGCTCCCTTTCGCCCCGGTGGCACCCGCTACCGCATTGTTCCACTGCAGCGTTGCCCCGGCGGACTGGACGGGCACGGTAACCCTGTCGGGAGGCAATTCTCTGACGCTGGGGCCAACTACCGGCAACCTGTTCGACGTCATCGTGGGACCGACAGCGCTGGCGGCGGGTACGTATGCACCTGGCACGATAACCTCGACCCCGTGAGGTGACCGGCCACCAAATGTTGCGTTCTGCGATTAACGCAGACACAAAAGCATGATAATTAAGCGCGAACAGGAGGCGCTACCATGACTGTCCAACCTGGTCAGAAAATCGCGAGCCTCGCCGCGCAAGCGACTGCCGGCTTGATCCCGATGGACACCGGCGGCCCGACGGTCGCCTCCATCCCCGCCGGGGGCGGTTCCTTCATCGCCAACGGCGTCACTCCCGTGACCGTCGCCGACAAGCGGGTCACGGCGAATTCGATCATCGTCTTCACGCTCAAGACCGTCGGCGGCACCGTGGGCGCCATCCCGGCGATCCAAACCATCACTCCGGGAACCGGGTTCACCGTAGCGGGCACCGCGAGCGACACCTCGACGTACAATTACGCTATCCTCGGCTGATCCGCTGCAGCCCGAGCAAGCTTAGGAGAACCCTGATGAAGCGCCTTCTCTCTCTCGCCGCAGCCGCTGCGATCATCATCGGCGGCACAGTTGCGATCGCTGCTCCTCCCCAGGTCAATGTGGTCGGGCCGACCGACCTCTTCCAAGACATCGTCGGAGGCAATCCGCAGGTCGGCAACGTCTACGCCAGCGCCCTGCAGCTTGCAGGCTTCGAAGCGTCTCTGCCAAGCCGTGGCAATGTCCTGATCGGCGGCGACGCGACGACGAACCTCTGGCAGCGTGCCACGACCGGCGCGAGCGTCACCACGACCATCACCTACGGCGGTCCGGACCGCTGGGCTTATTGGTCGGGCACCGGCACCGCGATGACCGTATCGCGCGATTCGACGGCCGCCGACATCGGCCCCGGCTATCAGTACGCCTTCAAGATGGCGCGCACCTCGGGCCAGACCGGCGTCGTGCAGATGTGCATGGTCCAGGAGGTCGAAAGCGTCAATTCGTACCAGTTCCAAGGCGCGACGGCGGAGCTCGATTTCCATGCGGTGGCCGGCGCGAACTTCTCGGCCGCCTCCTCGAACATGACGGCCTACATCGTCACTGGGACCGGCACCGACGAGGGAATCAGCAAGCTTGCCTTTCAGTTCAACGGCGGCGGCGGCGGCTCGAGCACCTGGGCTGGGCAGGCCAATGCCACGGCGGCGGTGATCCCGATATCGACCGTCAACAATCGCTATGCCGCAGTAGCCACCATTCCCGCGACCGCCACCGAGATCGCAGTGATCCTCTGCGACACCCCGGTCGGCACCGCAGGCACCAACGACTATATCGCCTTCTCGGGCATTCAGCTGGTTCGCAATCCCGCGCTCGCGTCGAGCGTCTCGACCACGGCCGGCTACAATTGCAGCGCCGGCGTTATCATCTGCACCGGCTTCGATCGCCGCAATCAGGGCATCGAATCGGCGCTCCAGTACCGCTACTACTATCAGATCACTGAGAGCGCGACGGCGGCGGTCGTCGAGGGATCTTGCGTATCGTCAACCACCTCGATCTCAAACTGCTTCGTCAAGTTCCCGCAGGCGCTGCGGGTCGCGCCGACAATGACCTATGCGACGGGGTTCTTGGCGTCGGCACAGTCGGCGTCGACGTCGGGCTTCGCCTGCACAGGCCTCACCACCAGTGCGACCGTGACCGGCTTCGGCCCATCGACAACCGGCGTCCTCATCGACTGCGCCTCGAGCGCAGCCGGACCGGCTGCGGGTACGAGCGGTTGGTTCTGGGATGCCGGCACCGGCACGCCAACAGGAGCCATCAAAGCCTCTGCCGAGCTCTAGATGCCTATCGTTTCGCAAAAGCAGCGGGGGCTGATGTACGCCGCCGCGGGAAAGAAGGGGGGCGCCGGCGGCGTCCCTCAAGACGTTGCCAAGGAGTTCGTAGCCTCCGACAAGCCGGGGAAGCTGCCGAAGCGGGTAGGGGATCGCAAGTCGCGGCTTTATCCGCACCCGCGGAGCCAGCCGAAATAGATGGCGCGACCGACGCTCACCGACGTCGCATCGAGGACAAAGCCGATGGCCGAGAAGACCAAGAAAAAGTGGATGCAAGGGGCAGTCCGACCGGGCCACGAGGGTGAGTTCACGCGCAAGGCGAAGTCAGCCGGGATGGGCGTGCAGGAGTATGCCAGCCACGTTCTCTCCGAAGGCTCCGGCGCCAGCACAACCACCAAGCGCCAGGCGAGCTTTGCCAAGGCAGCGGGCCACGTCGCGGCCAAGCACAGCGAGCGGCGGAAGCGAATCTATTCGCACGCCTCCTCGCAGAAACAGATGAGGTAGACCGATGGCCGAAGAGCGTAAAGGATCGAAGCGCGATCGCATGTATCCGAGCCACCGAGCGGGCAAGGAGGGCAAGACCGAGAAGGGCGCCGAGGGTTCGGCCGCCGAGGAGCGCGACGAGGTCGCCAACAACCCGAAAGAGGCCAAGCGCGAGGAGGCCAAGGCGAAGCCAGGGGGGGAGCGCGAGGCGGTCCATGAGAAGCATGCGACGGCTCGCCGGGAAATGCACAAGCGGCACGAGACAGAGCGCCGCGACATGCATGGGAACCATCGCGAGGAGCTCCGGCAGATGGCGGGCCGGCATGAGAAAGAAATCTCAGCGATGAACGATGGACACAGCGCCGAGCTGATGACGGCGGCCTCTGGGGCCGTCCCAGGCGCGGCGGGCGAGCCGCAGGCTCCTGGGGTGGCCGGAGCCACGCCGCCCGCTGCAGCGCCGCCCCAGGTGCCCCAGGCGGCCTAACAGGAGGCTTGTCCGATGATCCAGATGCAGTCGATGGAACTGGACGACGAGGCGAAGCTCGACGCCATCCATCCCATGCCGATGCCGGATAAGCCCGACTATCCGTACGGACTCCGCATTTGTCTCACTAATGACGAGATCGAAAAGCTCGGCATCGATCCCGAGGACGCCAAGGTCGGCGGGCGCTTCATGCTGCAGGGGATCGCCTGCGTGACCTCGATCAGCTGCAACGACAGCGGCGATGACGAGAAATGCTGGCGGATCGAGGCGCAGATCGAGGATCTCGGCATACTCGGCTCGGACGAGTCGGGCATCGACGACTGAGTCTCACGACCGAAGAAGGGGTTTTTCACCAATGAGGCTCCTCCGCTTCGCTGGCCTTGTCGCTGCGCTTCTCGGCATGTCGGAGTACGCGACGGCGGCTACCACGACGCTCCTGCAGACAGGCACCTGGACGCAGGGGCAGGCACCGATGTACGCCGCCGGAGGCGGTTCGCAGCCCATCGTGCAGGCCAGCGGGCCGGCGGGCGGCGGCGCACTTGGCCTCGGCATGACCGAAGGCCTCTACGTGATGACCGGGACTGGCGCCCCGCCGTTTGCGGGGACCGGCACGGGGCCGAGCGGCACCAATTGGTGCGACTACGATGGCCCGCTCACATCGCCCTACCATTTTCTCTGCATCTCACCGAATGCGCAGGGCGGATCCATCATCCTGTCGGGGTTCGGAGGCGCCGCATCCGCGGTCCCGCTGACGGTGCAGTCCGCCGGCAATATGGTGGTCAGGTCTGGTGGCACGCTGTCGATCACCTCGGCAGGCACATTCACCATCACCGCGGGCGGGGCGACGCGCACCTTCCCGTGGATGCTCGGGCCGAACTCGAGCTCGGTCGGCGACCTGGCGCTCTGGGGCGACACGACCGGCACGACGCTGACCTCGGCGACCATGTCGGGCGACTGCACGCTTGCGACGAATGGTGCGATTACCTGCACCAAGACCGGCGGCGTCACGCTTGGCACGATGGCAGTCCAGAACGCTTCCGGCGTGGCGATCACGGGCGGCACCATCACCGGCATGCCCTCGCCGCTCAGCGCGAGTGATGTCGCTACCAAAGGTTATGCGGACGCGATTGCGACCGGCCTTCGGATATTGCCGTCCAGCACGCTGGCGACGACCGGCGCGCTGCCGAACACGCCGACCTACAGCAATGGTGCGTCTGGCGTCGGCGCCACGCTGACCGCCGGCAGCAACACCACACTGACAGTCGACAGCACCTCCGCCGTTCTCAACACCATCGTCCTGGTCAAGAACCAGGCGGCGCCGGCCCAGAATGGTATCTACAAGGTAACAACGGCTGGAGACGGATCTAATCCCTGGGTTCTGACTCGCGCGACCTATTTCGACCAGGCCGCGGAGATGCTCTTCCAGTCCTACACGTTCGTGACCGGAGGCGCGACGCTCGACAACACTTCCTATTCGCTGGCGGCGGCAGTCGCGACGGTCGGGACCGATCCCGTCAACTGGAACCTGTTCAGTTCCGGCGTATCGGGCATCGGCTATGGCGGCACCTCGACCGGATCGGCGAATGCCCAGGTCATCGCGCCGACGAACTTCGGCGCCGCTGACGGTCAACAGATCTCCTTCACGGCCGGCTTCTCGAACACGGGGGCGATGACCCTCGACGCAGGAACCGGCGCACTCGCCGTGAAGGTCGCTACTGCTACCGGCCCCGCGGCGTTGGTCGCGGGCCAAGTCATCGTCAACAACCGCGTGGTCGTCATTTATCAGGGAGGCAGTTACTACCTCGTCAATCCGGCTCCGCTCCCTCCAACGGTCCTCTCGATCGCTCTAGGCGGCACCGGGCAAAGTACGGCTTCTGCAGCGGCGTTGGCCTTGGCTCCGTCCGGTGCGGCCAGCTTCTCGGCGTACAATACCGCCGTGACCGGCGACCAGCCCATCTCGTGCAACACCTGGACGAAACTGAATTTGCAAAGCACGGTGTTTAACATCGGTGGTCTGTATGACACTGTTAACAGCAAATGGACGCCACCAGCTGGTCGAGTGGTACTAAGCGCCGGCGTGCAATTGCATGCCGGCGGCGTCACTGTCGCACCGGCGATTGGATACATATCAATTTACAAAGATGGAGGTGGGTTTAGAGAAAATCAAATAGACTTCGTTGGTCCGACTCAAGTTGATCACGTTACCGTGGCTATGTCCATTGTCGATCAAGCGAGCGGAACCGACTACTATCAAGCGTATGTGTATTCTTACGGATGTTTACCGGCCTACAACAAGTCGCCATTTGAGACGTACTTTATGGGGTCGATGCTCTGATGCCGACCACGTCGAAGGATATCGTCAATCAGGCAATCATGCTGGTCGGCAACAACCAGCCGCTGGTAACTGCCGGTGCGCCCTCCTTCGACAATTCGGCCGCCGGCATCGCCGCCTCGCAGATCTACGCTCCGTGCGTCGCCACCATCCAACGGCAGTTCGAGTGGGATGCTTCCCGCAATATCGTCAGCCTGACGCTCTCTCCCAACACCGCGCCCTTCCCGTGGGCATTCGAATACCTCTACCCCGGCAACGGCATTGAGGTGTGGCAGTTGATGCCGCCGAGCGGCGACCCGAATGACCCGGTGCCGATCGACATGCTCGTCGGCAATACGCTGGTCAGCGCCGTCCAGCAGCGGGTGATCTGGTCGAATCTGGCGGGCGCGATCGCGACCTATAACAACAACCCGAACGAGGCCACCTGGGACGCCGGTTTCAGAGAGGCTGTGGTGCGGCTCCTCGCGAGCGAGCTCGCAATGGCGGTCGCCGGCAAGCCGGATCTTACGCAGGTGATGCTCGAGAGTGGCGGATCGTTCGGCGGAGCGGCGACAGAGCGCAGAAACTGATGACCGCGAGTCTGACCTCTCCCGCCCAGATCGTCAACGCCGCGCTCGTGCGGATCGGCTGGAAGCAGCGCATCGGCAACCTCTACGACGGTAGCGCCGCGGCGCGTGTCGCGCTCGACGTCTACGGCCAGACCCGCGACGAGCTCCTGCGCAAGTTCAACCCCGACTTCTCGATGCGGAACGTGGCGCTCACCTTTCTCAAGGCGGCTCCGGTCGATGGTGGCTATCCCGTAGCCTGGGATCCGACCGTCAATCCGCCGGTCGGCTGGCTGTTCGAGTACGTCTACCCGTCCGACTGCCTCAAGGTGCGCAGCGTGAAGTCGCGTCCGGTCATTTGGCCGAACATCGATCCGGCCGACAATCCGTTCTCCATCGACAATGATCCCTTCATCCCGGACGGCATGGGCGGCTTCACGACGCAGCGCGTGATCCTTTGCAACGTCAAGCAGGCGCTATTGGTGTATACGGGGAGGGTGACCGATCCGACCACCTTCGACGTCTCTTTCGAGGAGGAGTTCATCGACGAGCTCGGCCTCCGGCTCGGGCCGGGTCTGACCGGCCTCGAGACGACCAAGATCGCCGCCGCGGAGGGCGTGGCTTCGGCCAAGGTCGTCGCATTGTCGGAGGGATGAGGTGGCCGGCTACACCCCCACCGACCTCGCGAATCAAGCTCTCGACGCGGTCATCTGGCCGGCGGTCCTCGGCGATATCGAGGACGGGTCCGACGAGGCCCGCATCTGCCTCCGCGCCTACCGTCAATGCCGGATGCAGCTGCTTCGCGCCGTCCATTGGAATTTTGCGAGAAAATCCGCCGGGCTCGACCTCCTCGCCGACGCGAGCGGAAACACGCCGAACGTCGGCACCATCGTGCCGAACCCTTGGTTCTGCTACGAGTACGCCTATCCGGTCGACTGTCTGAAGGCGCGCTTTCTGCCCTGGAACCTGCAGAGCCAGGCGAACGTCATCCCGCAGGGCAACATCGTTCCGCCCAACGGTAATTCTCCGCTCGTCACCGGCATCGGCAACCAGCCGCTCCTCGGCCAGCGCATCGTCCCGGCGAAGTTCACGGTCGAGACTGATTTCAATTACCAGCCGCCGCCGCAGCAGGATCCGACGGTCGACTTTCCCGGGATCTCGCCGGCTGGCCGAACGGTCATCTGCACGAACGTGCGGAACGCCACGCTCGTCTATACGACTGACGTTCAGTATCCCCAGCTCTGGGATCCTCTCTTCCGCGCCGCCTTCGTGGCCTACCTGGCATCCGAAATCGCCGGCCCGATCTGGGCGAAGACCGATCCCAAGTTCGGCCTGGGCCAGCGGAACATGCAGATCGCGGTCGTCAAAGAAAAGGTGATGCAGGCGCGAATCACCGACGGCAACGAGGGGGTCTACTCGAGCGACATCGCCGTCGACTGGATGCGCACCCGCCATACCGGCGGCTCCTGGCGCGGCTGGGGCTGGGGCGGCGGCTGGACCGGACAGGGCGACGGTCCCGGCGTCTGGGGCTTCAGCTGGGACTCGATGCCACTCGCCGGGGGCTCGGCGTTCTAAAACCGGGGACGCGGGGCGATGGCAACTCCATTCATCAATACGGCCTTTGTCTCCGGAGAAATCTCGCCGGCGGTCTACGGCCGCATCGACGTCGAGCGCGAGCGCACTGCGGCGACGACGATGCGGAATGGCTTCGTCGACTACAGGGGTGGATACAAATCGCGGGCCGGCACCGCCTTCGTCGGCTTCTCCAAGCAGACCGGACGCTCATTCCCGCCGCGCCTGATCCCGTTCCAGTTTTCGATCAATCAGGGACTCGTGCTGGAGTTCGGCCACCAGTACATGCGCGTGATATCGAACGGCGGCTTCGTCACGCTGCCGCCGGTTTCCATCGGCGGCGCTACCAATGCCAACCCGTGCGTGCTGACCTTCGGCGCGCAGGGAGCCACGGCGGCGACGCCGAACAACGGCGCGGTGACGCAGAGCTACGCCCCGGGCGATCTGGTGACCCTCGCCGGCGGCGTCGAGCTCACGGAGGCGGTCCTCTCTGTGACCAGCAGCCAGCTCGTTACGATCGCTCCAGCCTTGCGCGGCACGGGCTATGCGATAAGCGACACGGTAACGCTCGCCGGCGGCACCTCGAGCGTTTCCGCGGTGGCGACGGTCGCATCGGTCGTCGCCGTGGCCGCAACCGGCTTCTTCAGCTTCGCGGTCAACCCGAGCGACGGCGACACGCTCACGCTCAACGGCGTCACCTGGACGTTCAAGACGACGGTGAGCGGGGCAGCACAGACGCAGATTCAATCGTCGCTCGCCGCCACACTGGCGCAGCTGGTAAGCGACGTGAGCGCATCGAGCAATGCCTCGCTGACGGTCGCTAGCTACACCGAATCGGTGGATGGTACGAAGTTCCTGATCACTTACAACTCGACCGGCGCCGGCGGAAATGGCTACACGCTCGCGGCAAGCGCAGCGACCAGGAGTGCCTCGACCCTGACCGGAGGCACGACTACGGGCATCGGTACGCTCACGGTGACGACGCCCGGGGTGTTTTCGATCCTGCCCGTCGACGGCCTGATGACGCAGTCGGCGACTTCCGGTAGCGGATCGGGCGCGTCGTTCCAAAACGCCGTCTTCGGGCCGCATGCAGTCACCGTCTCGAACCCCGGTGCGTACAACGTGGTGCCCTCCAATCCGGTCGCGCAGGACACCACCACCGGCATCGGGTTCGGCGTCACCTTCAATGTGACGTGGGGCACCGTTCCGCCCTTCGCCAATGGTGATTGGATTGCCGTCAGCGGCGTAGTCGGGATGACGGAGCTCAATGGCGGCACGTACGTGGTGAGCGGGGCGACCACGACCACGGTTCAGTTGACGGATGTTTACGGAAATCCCGTCGATTCGACCGCGTTCGGAGCGTACATCAGCGGTGGCCTGGCGGCGAAGATCTTCACGCTCACGACCATCTATAACGAGCAGGATCTGTCCTACCTGAAGTTCACGCAATCGGCCGACGTGATGTCGATCTGCTGCGTCAATCAGGTGACCCAGACCGAGTACGTGCCGCAGGATCTGTCGCGGCTGAGCGATAGCAACTGGACGTTTTCCGGTTCGATCGCTGCGCCGATCATCGGACCTCCGCAGAACGTGGCGGTGGCGGTCAGCTCTCCCGGAGCGACGTTCTACAACTACGCTGTCACCGCCATTTCGCCGATCGACGGGTCCGAAAGCACCGCTGGCGCCGCCGTGGCGAGCGGCATCGACATTTCTTCGACGAAGGGGCAGGTAACCATTAGCTGGACCCCCCCAGCGTCTGGCGGTCACCCCACGCAGTACAACATCTACAAGACCCAGACGAACACCGGCCACTTCGTGCCGAATGGATCACTCGCCGGGTACATCGGAACCGCTGTCGGACTGAGCTTTATCGACACGAACATCGTGCCGGATTTTGCGCAGGTGCCTCCCACGCACCAGAACCCGTTTGCCCGCGGCCAGATCATAGAAGTTGCTGCGATCCATCCGGGCAGCGGCTACACGCAGGCGAGCGTCACCGTGGACACGTCGACTGGACACGGGGCGAGGCTCGCGCCCTCCATATCTCCAGCGGGCGGCATTCCAGGCTACGTCATCACTGACGCCGGTCACGACTATGCCGCGGTCGACACGGTTGACATCACGGGGATCGGCGGCGGGTCCGGCGCCAACGCAAAACTGACGATCGGACCGCTGTCGGGCACCTATCCGTCGGTCGTCGGCTATTTCCAGGAGCGCCGCGTCTACGCCAATACCCTGAACCAGACCGACACCTACTTCATGTCGCAGCCCGGGGCGTTTCTGGATTTCGATTCGCGGATCCCGCCGGTCGACACTGACGCCATCATCGGGTCGCCCTGGTCGCTGCAGGTCAACGGCATCCAATGGCTGGTGCAGACCGCCGGCGGGTTATTGGTGATGACCGGCTCAAGTGCCTGGCTGCTCGTCGGGGCCGGATCGTTCGCCACCAACGTGCAGCCGATTTCACCGTCCTCGCAGGACGACGTCCCGCAGGCCTTCTCTGGCGTGTCGTCGATCGTGCCGCCGATCAAGATCAATTACGATGTCCTCTATGTAAATTCGAAGAACAGCTATTATTACGCGCTGCCGTACCAGCTTTACGTGCTGTCGGAGCCGATCGATATTACCGAACTCTCGGTGCAACTCTTCCTCGGGTTCACTATTCGCGAAAATGCCTGGTGCGAGCAACCGAACAAGATCCTCTGGGTGGTGCGCAACGATGGCATCTTGTTGAGCCTGACCTATTACAAGGCGCAGCAGATTGCCGGCTGGGGACGACATGACACGAACGGATTTTTCGTCAGTTGCGCGGCCATCACCGAGCCGCCGGTAGACGCCCTCTATCTCGCGACGCGGCGATTCCCCGGCACCAACACGGCCTACATGATCGAGCGGATGGACGACCGCATCTGGTCAAACGTCGAGGATGTCTGGGCGGTCGATGCTGGGCTCCGGCTCGCCCAGCCAAGACCAAATGCAGCGCTGACGGCGAGCTCGATCACGGGCTTGGGCGCATGCACCGGCGTGACCGGCCTCGTCGGTGGCTCCGGCTACTCACAGGCGACCACCGCGAGCGTCGCCGACAGCAATGGTCCTCCGAATACTTCGACCAGCCCTGGGTCGGGCGCCGTCCCGACGATCACGGTCGATCCGGTCACCGGCGCGATCACCTCCGTAACCTTCACCGGCGGCCAGCAGGGCAGCGGCTACAGCAATCCGCAACTCAGTTTTTACGACCCGGCCAACACGGGATCGGGCGCATCAGCGCAAGTGACGCTCGATACGTCGGCGACGTTCACCGCGTCCTCGGCAGTTTTCAGCCTGGGCGACGTCGGCAGCGTCATTCGGATGGGCGGCGGCGTGGCGACGATCACCGCCTACACCAACACGACGCACGTCACCGCGACGATAAATATCCCAATAACCGCCCTCGTGCCGAACGAGGGAGAGCCGGCGACCGCACTGCCAGGCCAATGGACGAAGACGGCGCCCGTCAGCCGATTGACCGGCCTCGGACACCTCGCCGGAGAGACGGTCACCGGCCTCGCCGACGGCAACATCATCACGCCGCGGGTGGTCGACGCGGAAGGCGGGATCAACCTCGATACTCCGGCGAGCTCGGCCACGGTCGGGCTGTCATTCCAATGCCAGCTGCAGGGGATCTACTTCGACGCGGGCTCGCCGTCGGTCCAAGGCCAGCGCAAGAAGACCGCGGCGGCGAACCTCCTCGTCGAGGCTTCGCGGGATCTCAGCGTCGGCGGCTCCCAGATCGACGGATCGACGCTCAGCCCGCCGATGGTCGACGTCGAGTGGGCGAATCTCGCTGACGTGCCTAATCTCGTCCCGGCTCCCTATAACTCGAACACGGCTCCGCTCTACACCGGCTATGTGCGCGTTCCCGTCGGAGCGGGCTTCAACAAGACCGGGCAGATCAGCGTGGAACAGCAAAACCCGCTGCCGATGAACATCAATGCCATCGTCGAGGAGATCCTCGAGGGCGACACGCCCGACCAGGCCGCGGCCAAGGGACCGGAGCGCCGCGGCGGACAGGCAGTCTCCGGCGCAGGACCGACGACTGCCGCGCGGCCTGCCGGCCCAGTCGTTCCGCCGGCCATGATCATCGCGGGAGGCGGGCGGTGATCGAGCTTCGTGAGGCCAAGCTCTGGCACTGTGGTGCCATATCCCACCGGCTGCGTCGTGAGCATCGGACGCTTCTGAATGACATGAAGCTAAATTTCCACGCGGAGGCTCGCGAGGTTTTCGAGTCGTCTCCCGCCTGCCGGAAGGCTCTTTACATAGACGGCAAGCTTGCCGCCATCGGTGGGGTCACCGGGACCGCGATGTCGCGCGAGGGGGAAATCTGGGTTGCTGTCACCGAGGAGGTCTTGAAGCATCCAGTGACGGTGGCGCGCCTGTTCAAGCGCGAGCTCGAGAAGGTCATGGAGACGCGCCACCGCCTGGTCACCCTCGTGTTTCGCGATGACAGACGCGGTATGATGCTCGCCTATTTCCTTGGATTCCGCGCGAGCGAATCCCGAACGATCAACGGCCGCGAGGCGGCGGTGATGGAGTTGATGCGATGGGCATGATCAGTGGCATTCTCAGCCTGGTCGGCGGCATCGTTTCGGCCGCCGGCGCGATGGAAGCCGGTAATTACGCGGCGCAGGTCGCCGAGAACAACGCGAAGATCGCCGAGCAGAATGCCCAATATGCCCGCGAGGCCGGCATGCAGGCAGCGACCGATGAGAGCCGGGCCGGTGCAGTGAAGTCAGCGGAGATCGGCGTTGCCCTCGCCGCGAACAATGTCGACGTGAACACGGGATCAGCCTCGGATGTGCGGGCCGGCCAGAGAGAGCTGAATGTCTACAACACGGCGACGGTCGAGCAGAACAAAGGGATTCTTCCGGCCTATGGCTACACCGTCCAAGCATCGAACTACCGGGCGCAGGCCGCGCAGGATAGGATAGGGGCAGGATACTCAGCGGCCGGCGATATTATCGGCGGTATCGGCAGTTTCGCGGGTGACGCTTCGGGAAGTGGCATGTTCGGCGGCGGCATCGGGAGTTCTCCCGCATTCGCCGCGTCGGCCGCAGCGCCGGTCGATACGACCCTCTCGGTTGCCGGCGGCGGTGCTACGATTCCAAGCTATGGTAGCTTCCCAGGTACAGGCTGGCCAGCCTAGCGCGATAGGAGGCGAAAATAGCTCAGGTTCCCTACACTGGCGTTCCCGGCGCTCCTGGCCCCGAGGAACCAACGCCGATACTGCCCGACGATTACGAGCGGATCGAGCCGAAGGCCGGAGAGGGACTCCAGGCGCTCGGCCAGGGCATCGAGAAGGCCGCCGCTGGATTCGCGAAAGCTACCGACTACTACAACCAAGTCGCCTCTGACAACGGCTTCAATCAGTATCAGGATCAAGTCATCAAAGTAATGCGCGGAGATCCGTCGAAGCCAGCGCTCGATGAGAACGGGGCACCTATTATCGGCCCCGACGGCAAGCCCATGCCCGATACGGGGTTCATGGGGAAGAGCGGCGCGGCGGCGATGAGGGCGTGGCCGGAGGTCCAGAAACAATTGGAGGATCTCCGAAGAGGAATCGGCAACGGCTTGCCGGCCGGAGCGCGGAAAGGTTTTGAGAACTCCAGCCGTAATTTGAGTACGCGCATGCTTCTGACAGCCGGCGATCACGCCGACACACAGATGAAGACATGGGCCAACGATACCAATAAGCAAACCTACCAAAACGCCCTGAACGCAATCAGCACCGATCCGCTGAACAACGACAGTTTTCTGAACAGCATGCATGACATGATCAATGCCAACGTAAAGGACGCCAATTTAAGCGGAGCCGCACAGAACACCCCCATCGGCCAAGCCGCGATTGAGCGGGCCACGCGCGATGCCTGGAAGGCGCGCATCCTGGCCGTCGGCGTCACCGACCCACAGGCGGGGGTCAAGATGATCGATGACGCCCGGACCGCCCTTGGCTCGGATTACGCGCCGCTGGAACGAGAGTTCAGAGACAGGGCTGACAATGCCGACAGCGCTGCGACGGCGTCCAAGATCATATCCGACGCAAAGACTGGCGTTCCGACGAAGATCGCCACCACCGACCAGGCCAAGGCAGGGGCCGCGCTTCCTGTGGTTCCGGCGGCTCCGCCTGGTGCAAAGGCACCTCCACCCCCAGCCCCGGCGAAGCCGCCGCCTCCGCCTGCAGGCGCTGGCCACGACATCGCCAGCCTGTCGCTTGGCACCGACGTGAACGCGCTGGGAGCGGCGTGGACGAAGGCACTGGCCTCCCCTGACGCTGCAAATCTGAAGGATTACTTCGCAAAGCTACCGCGCGACCTGAAGATTGCGACAGCCTTGAACTTTCAGCAGCACCCGGAACTGTTTCGGGCCATCCCGGAGAATTTCACTCTTGGTTTTATGAAATTTCCTATTCGGCAACCGTTGGAAAAAGCACAGGCTGACTTTCTCAAGACTCTGACGCCCGCCGAGATCGCCAAGTTTCGGCCTCAACCCGTGCCGGCTACTGCGCCAGGTGTGCCTGGACAACCCGTGTCGGGGCCGCCATTGGCGGAGCGTTCGATTGGCGGCCTGATCCGCAAGGATAGCGGAGTTGGCGAGGCGCCGACGGCGGAGGTCAAGGCAGGAGCCTACAATGTCCCGCATGATCCCGGCGCGCTCGCCTACCTCAATGCTCGACGGGCCGGAGGGGCGGCGGCGTTCGCCGATTCGATTTCCGGCATGCGACCAGAATTGCAGGACCGCCTGGCGGCGCTGTTCCAGCGCGCCCCGGAGCAATACAGGGATCAACTGAGGGTCTTGTCCGGGTATCGTGATTTCGGGCAGCAGACGTGGATTCACCGTCGCGACGTTGCTAATGGCCGGCCCTGGATGAGTGCCTCGCCGGGAGGCTCCTACCACGAAAGGCGCGAGGCAGCCGACATCGGCTATGGCGAGAACGGATTGGGGAGATTCCCACCAGGGCTGATCGAATGGCTGCACGCGAATGCGCCGAGCGTAGGGCTGAAGTTCCCATTATCGTGGGAGAACTGGCACGTCGAGCTCGCCGAGACGCGCGGGGGTGCCGATGCCGCCGTTGGTAGTGCGCACCGCCTGCCCGAAGCCCCACTCCCTGCACAGGCATCAGGCGAGATCAATCGCGATGTCTGGAAGAGCAACGACGCCAATCCTCGCGCTGTCGACGCGATGAATTACCTGATGTCCAAGGGCGATACGAGGCTCATGGCCGCCGCTCGAGCGGGAGCGATGATCGGCGAGAGCGGGATGAATCCGAGCATCCTGGGGCCGAGAGGCGACTACGGGCTGATCCAGGCAATGGGGCCGCGCAAGACCGCTCTCATGGGCCTCGCCAACCACGACGATCCCTATGTCCAGATGGACTTCTCGACGAATGAACTAAGGACATCCGAAGCCCGCGCCGGGGCGGAGCTCAAGGCCGCGCGGAACCCATACGAGGCGACCATTGCCATGCTCGATTACGAGCGGCCTGGGTGGTGGCTCGCCAGCGGGCGCGACCCCAAAGTGGCTATTCACAATCCTTCCTTCCGCCAGCGCCTGGCGGCGACGACAGCGCTCATGGAGGGCAAGAGCCTCGGCAACATGATCGTCGCCGGAGGCACGAACCTAGGCGTCCCGTCAGGCATCATCTTGCGTGGGGGCATGGCGTCCCTCATGCCGTCTTTCTCGCCGATGTTTCATCCGCAGGCAGGGCAATTCGACCTTGCTGATGCTCTCTGGGGTCCAGAGCAGACGCCGACTGCAGGACCGGCTGCGGCACCGCCGACTGCAGCACCAGCGGCGCCGGCGACGCCTGCCGTTGCCACAGCGGAGGCCGCCGGTCAGGAAGTGCCGACAGCCCCAGTCGCGCTCCCCATACCGATTGTAGCGCCGCAGGAAACGACGCCAGCGTCGCCCATCCCGCTCGACACCAAGCAAGACGCCTACAAGCGCCTGGAGGCTTTGCATCTACGACCGGAGCTTGAGCAAAAGGTCAGAGCACAGATCGACAAGCAGTTGGCGGAGCAAGACATTGCCGATGGCGTCAACGACAGGCAGCGGCAGAGGGTGAATTCCGACGCCGCCAACGAGTGGCTGCAGATCCTTCATAGCGGAAATTACGGAGCGGACATCCTATCGAAGATGGACGCCGACCCGAGGCTGACCGACTTCCACACGCGCATGGCCCTCGAGGAGGAAGCGAAGAAGGATCCAGAAACCATCGCGGCCATGTCGCTGCGCGGCGGTCCTGGGTTCGGCGAGGCCTTCCGCGACCTCGTCGCGCCATTCGGCGACCCGAAGAAGATCACCGACGCCTCGACGCTTTATCGCATGATGCAGGATGGCAGGCTGACATCGTGGGGAGTTCGGTATCTCTCGGGCGCCATGAAGGACATGGCGCGCGACACCGACCAGGCGCGGCTCAATGAGGCGATTGCCGGCATCTTCAAGAAGGCCAAGGAGTATCTCACTTTTGACAACTCCGACGATCCCTCTGTCCCCGTCGGAGCCAGATTAAAGGATCCGCAGGGTTTGCAGAAGTACGAGGACTTCACGCTCCAATTCCTGAGTGCGCTCCACCAGTGGACGCAGGGAAAGGAAGGCCGCGGCGGCAAGGATCCTTGGGACTTTGTCACGCAGGCGAACGGCGAGAAGATGTACAAGGCGATGCGGACGCCGCAGGAAATCGCTCTGCATAAGCTTGCGGCAACCGAAGAAATCGTTCCAGCCGACACTGAGCTTCCGCCGGCGCCCGAGTGGATCAAAGGCGCTAATCAGCAGCAGGCATGGCACGAGGTCATGGCGGCGGGAAGCCTGGTCACGGTCAAGGACAAGGACGGCAACCCGGCGAAAATACCGATGCAAAACTGGGCGGGCGCTGTGAACGCGCTGGTTGCCGCACCAACCGAGAAGAACAAGAGAGATTTCGATAGCTACGCGATGGACTCTTTTGCCAAGCTCTTGCAGGATCGGGCAACCGGCGAAGTGTTGGTGCGACCGTCGGAGATTATTCTTGATGCCTTCGGGATCACGAAGCAGGCGC